TAGCCTGGTCTTCTTTTTGTTTATTTACTACACCCATAATTTGAGTGTGCACTGGACCAGTTGCTGGAAGTAATTCTTTGTAAGCGTGTGCTTGAAACTGTGTTACCGCTTCAGCTAATACAGGGTGTGTTGCACCACTTGCATTTGAAAACGGTTGTGATCTTGTTTGATATTTAAATCCTAATAAATCTAAACCTTTTGTATATCCATCTTCCCAATCTTTTCTTGATGCTTTGTATTGTGTATAATTTTCGTAAAGGTCAGAACCTAATCTGCCTAAAACTTCTTCTGGTAATAAATCTGCTAAATTGTCAAAGTGTTCGTTTGTGCCTGGTTGGTTTATAGCTTCAGGATCAAAACTGATTGTTGCACCACCATCTTCTTCTTGTGTTACTTGAACATCTTGAGCACCTTGTGCTTCTTCAATGTTTTCTTGAGATGCTTCTACAAGCTCTTCTTCACTAGGTAACTTTATTTCCTGCTCTACGTTTGGTAAAGACTTGTCTATATCTGACATTGTTTTTCTCCGAGTTCTTTATTACTATAGTCTTTTTTCCAGGAACATTCAACCCCTGTGGGTGAGGCCCTCTTTCTGGTGGTATTGTGGTTGTTAATTTTTTAGTCATCTAATAATCCTAATCCTTGTATGGCTGCAGATGCTGCAAATCCACCTATACCTGCTCTAGACAAAATTCTTAATGCTGGTCCACTTAAACCAAGTCTTGCAACTTTTCTAAGTGTTGGACTTAATCCTCTTGTTAATTTTGGAGTTTGTTCTGCAAATGCAGGATACAAATAATTTAATGGATCTGTTGCAATATCTGTGGGTGTATCTCCCTCAGCTATTTGACTTGCAATATCTCCAACTGCAAAAGGTGCGAGTAGTGCAGGTGATGCTGCAACTCCTAGTCCCCTACCTAAAACTCTTAAACCTGTTTTAGCTATGCCTGGTGGTTTTCTTTCAATACCTAACGATCTTGATTTACTTGCTTTGATTGTAGATGGTGCAGCAAGCGCCGTTGATCCTGCGATCGTTGCACCTAATGCTGGTAATTGATAATCTAATATTGCAGGTCTTTCCGTATCGATTGATACAGGTTGTGTTGCCATATCGACTAACATACTTTTTTGTTGATCTTCATTTGATAGATAAGTTGTTGGATCATCATTCTTAAATAATTTAACAAGTCCTACCGCTGTTCCTATACCAGCTCCAATACCAAATGTTTTTACGTTTGGTGATTTTAAAAATCCTAACGCTGCGTTTGTAAATTTAGTTATTCCTGATGTAGGTTGTTGTATTTGATTTACTTTATTTGTAAATCCAACAGGATCATTTTGAAATTTTTTTGTTGGACATGCTAAAAGATCTCCACCTGCTTGTAACTCTATACGTCCACCATCTGCATTATCACAACCAACTGCTCTTCTTATTTGAAGTATGGTTGGTTTATCAAACTGTTCAAATAATCCTCTTACAGTACTAGACATGTCTTTGTAACCAAACATTGTTCCTTTTTTAATTCTTTCTGCAAGACCTAATTGTCTTTGAATAATATCTGTTTCTTCACCAGGGAGAGCTTTCTCTATTAATTTTAAAGCTTCTTGTTTTTGTCTTTCTCCTAAAGAAGTGCTCTTCACTATTCCTGCACCTAACTGGTTTATGTCTCTTGAATTAAAACTTAAATTTATAAAAGGTTCTAAACCAACTCCTTTTGGTCCGTGAAGTATATCCATTTTAGGAGCACTAGGTTCCCAAGTGTATCCTCTAACTTGAATTTCTTTAACTAAGTCCTCAACCCTTATTTTTCCCTTTTTAAAAGGGTTGTCTATAGGCTTACTTTTTAATCTATTTAATTTAGTAATTTTATCATAAGCTTCTGGAAAATATTGTTTTGCATATCTAACATCATTTAAATCTTCGTAAGTGTGTAGTTTTCCATCGTATGAAAACGCTACATCATTATAGGGTAATCTTAATCCAAACTGCCAAGTAATAGGTGCTCCTGTTTTTTTATTAAAAAATCTTACAGGACCTTCTCCCTCGTTTTGATTCCAGCTCCGTAATGCAAAAGCCATGATTTTTTGATCTGCTCTTGAACCATATATTGTTTTTTTACCACCCGGAACGTTTGTATAAACAGGCCTACCTTCTTGCATTTCAACCGCATAACTAAGTTGATCTGCAAATGGTAAAGTATAGAAAACTTTGGGAAAAGTTCTTCCATAATTTCTTAAAATATAATCAGCGCCTTTGTCTTTGTATTTATTAAACGTAGGAACTTTTCCAGCTAATAAATTATCTCTAACTGCTTCATTTCCTATACCTGTTCTTTTTATGACTTCTAATTCCCAATTTTGTTTTAAAGGCTTATCTTCTAGCAACATGTTTTGCATAACTTTATCAATCTTTTTTGCACGAGTATCTACTTCGCTTAAGATAGGATATGCATCAGGAGCGTTTTTTATATTAGCAAAACCCTCTGGAAGTTTTAATTTTTTCTTTACTTTTTGTGCTATGGACTCTTGTGTGATAAATTTTTCACCATCGTTTGCTTTATCTATTTCTTTTCTTAAAACTTTATTAATATCAGCTACACGTTTTAACCTAGTTGGATTAATCCCAGATTTAAGTGGAGATTCAATACCTAATGATTTTCTTTTGATACTAACATTTTTAGTAGAAAAAGTATCTCCTATTTTAGGAACATATCTTTCATTTAAAAAAGCTGCAAACTGTGCGTCAGTCCCAACGTTTTTAAATTTTTTCTGAAAAGCTTCGTATTCTTTTTTAAAAAGGTCATCAGTTATTAATAACTTGCCACGAAAATCTTTTGCTTTTTGTCCCCCAGATCTAATACGAGATCTAAGCGTTATTTTTTCTCTATTAGTAATTCCAGGTAAAGCTTTTACAAAAGCATCATATATTTTTTGTTGTGCTTCAGTAAGCGGTATAGGTTTTCTACCTTCGGGATTTGACATTACACCTCCAGGATTTTAGCTAGGCCACCACCTTTAAATCCTATTGGGTCGATACCTAATTTTATTTGTATGTCTTTAATAGCATCTGGAAACTCATCAGGATTTTTTAAAACTAAATTTAATTGTTTCATGTACTCAGTTCTTTCTTTACCAACTAAACTTTTATCCATAGCTACAGTTCTAAATAATCTTGAAATATCTTTTGCTTCTAATCCATATTTACGTAAAGCTTGATAGCCCATCTGTGTGCCACCCTTTTCTAAATTTTTAGCTCTCATTGCCATACCTAGTGCTTTACCTACAAGTCTTCCTGCCATGAAACCTACTCGTCCACCATCTTGAAATTCAAAATCTTCTGGGTTAACCGTTTGTGGATCAAACATTCTATCAGTGATTGATCTACCTCTACCATCTTTAACTTTTACAAGTCTCTCTGCAAATGTTTGAATGTCTTTTGGATTTTCTAGTTTTGCAATTGCTGTTGCAACTTTTGGTCCAAAGTATTTTTGCACTAGTAGTAATGGATCACCCATACCACCGCCACCACCTTCAGTCATAAATCTAAAATCATCTGCTTCCATAATTGAGGATAGAGTTGTGCCACCTGGAAACTCTGGATCTTCTAAATCTTTTACTCTATTTAAAAAATCTCTAGCGTTTGCTCTTGCAACTGGTTGAGCATTTTTTGATACTCCAGCGTTTAAATAAATTTTATCTACAATATCGTCTACGATTAGATTACTACCTTTAACATTTTTAATTGACTCTAAACCTTCACCTGAGAATGGCGCTGCAATATCATCTGGTCCACCACGTGAACCTGGTGGTGGTAGATCATCTGCTGATCTTAAAGACATCAAACCAGCTTTGTCTAAGCCGCCAGTTCTTGTACCAAGATCTGTAATATTTTTTGGAATTGCAGGTGGAAAATAAAGATTTTCCATCTTCTTCATATTAGATAATAATTTGTTTGCTTGAATATCATTTAACTTACCGGCTACGGCATAACCAACTGAGCTTGTTAATTCTTCTACTGCTTTTGATTTTGGTAATATAGCTAGCGCTTCTTCGTTGATGTCCATATCTAACATCAGTTCTGGAGACTTACCTTTACCTAAAAAATTTACGTTAGTTTTAGTTCCAAGAACATCATTAGTGTTACCACCTAATTTTTTATATAATTGAACAATTGTATTTACTAATTGTCTACTAGCCATAATATTCTAATCTACTCCTGTCAGGCAGCGGTTCGTCTTTGTAAGAATCTTTGTTACGAATTAAGCCACCTTGTTTAATACGCATAATCGCCTGGGTCATAGAATCGACATAGTCATCAAAATCACCATTCGGAAATGCTGCGCACTCTTCTACAACCTCTTGAGCAAAATGTTGGTGCATAGGAGCCCATACCATTCCTGTCTCAAAAAGAGGAGATACAGAGTTTACCCTTGCATGCTTATCATTTCCTCGGCTCGGCGTAAAGTTAATTACGGGTATACCCATATCTCTTAATTCAGCTGTAAGCGGTATCCCTGATGCCTTGGCCTCGATTATTACCATGTCAGGACGCCAAAACAGATACTCTTCGTGAGCAACTTTTTTTAATTCTGGAAACTCATATCTATCTTTGAAAGCGTTAAGTAATATTATTTGATGGTTTTCATCTTCTGTTTTAAAGACTCCCCACGTGGTTATAGCTGAAAAGTCAGCCGATTCTTTTTTAAGAAAGGCTGTATCGTAGCTTTGTATTATAAAATCACATTTAGGTGGATCTTTATCTTCCCAGTCTTGCCACCAGTCACGTTTGATTATAGCTCCTTCTTCAGCTGTAGGCTGTTGCATATACTGAGCGTTCCAGTTGTTAACTGGAATAGATGCTTTGGTTTTCTCTAGCTCGTCCTTGGTCCAGTATTCTGGCCACACGGGTTTACCATCAGGTAATAGAGCCGGAAGTTCTACAACTTCCCACTCGTCAGAGTTCTCTTCTCCCTGAGCCTTGATTAGTTGTCCAGTCAAATCTTTTGTACTCCACCTTGTCATGACAACAACGATACGACCACCAGGTTGTAAACGTTGTCTTGGACCTGATGTATACCAGTTCCATGCTTTCTCGAATGATCTACTATCTTTTTTAATATCTTGTTCTTTATGTGGATCGTCAATAATTAATAGATCAGCACCACGACCTGTGATTGCTCCACCGACACCGGCTGCGAAGTATTCACCACCTTGCTCTGTTTTCCATTTACCAGCGGCCTGTGAGTCCTCCATCAGTCTCGTGTCGAATAGTTCTTTGTAGTTTGTTTGATCTACTAGGTTCTTGGTCTTACGTCCGAAGTCTACAGCTAGATCAGCCGTGTGTGTTGCTTGAATGATCTTTAACCGGGGATC